TACTAAGCTTGTGCCTGCCGTTCCAGAGCAATTTTCAGCACTTCGGGAAGCTGCTTGCCACGCTCGGAAGCTCTCCGCAGAATACCCAGACAAGCCCTCGGACTCAAATAATATTTGGGATGCACATCCGCCGTCAAAATCTGCGACAAGGTAGATACGCACTCTTCGTTGGGGTATATTCCAGTATTGAGCGTCCACGGTACGCCATGCGATTGAGTAATCGTCTCCCATGATTTTTCCGGCTTTTGCCCATTTTGCAGGTTTAGGGATTGATACATCTGGTTCTTTGACTTTGCAGAGTTCTTCGAGGACGCATTTGAAATCGTCTCCGTCGTTGGAGGAATATGCGCCCGTAACATTCTCCCAGACTGCGAATTTTGGATATTTTCCATTGGTTGCACACCTCATTTCTTTTATGATTCTGATAGCCTGAAAGAAAAGTCCGGAACGCTCTGCGTTCAATCCAGCTCTTTTCCCAGCGACTGATAAATCGGTGCAGGGCGAGCCGAATGTGATGATGTCTACCGGTTCAATATCTGCACCGTTAATCTGCGAAATATCGCCTAAATGCTTTATCTGCGGCAGTCTTTTGGTCGTCACTCTGATACAGAAGGGTTCGATTTCTGATGCCCAAATCGGCGTGATTCCTGATAAAATACCGGCGACCGGAAACGATCCGCTGCCGTCAAAAAGACTTCCAAGTGTCAGTGTTTGATTCATCAACATTCCTCCTCCGCATTCCTGCAAAGTGCAAGAAAATCATTTCTAATAGCCGTATTTCTGTATTGATCGATGACAGCAGGAATTTCATGCGAATACACAGGTCTGCCGATGATGCTGGAAAGATAGCTGTAAAGATATTTCAGGTCATCGCCTTTTAGCATCGCCACATCTGTGTATGCCGTAATGACTGCACATTCACGTTTGGTCATCGACAGGCTCGCTTTCCGGTATTACATCCTCGTATTTCAGATTCTGTCCGTCACGAATTAAATACACATCATCGGAATTGCCGTCATGAAGACTGATATATCTCTCAACAGCGACGTCCACAAACTTCGGTTCAAGCTCCACACCAAAACAGATGCGATTTAGCTGTTCGCAGGCAACTAATGTTGATGCGCTGCCAAGAAAACCGTCCAGCACCATGCCATTTGTCTGCGTACACTGCGAAATCAGATATGCGATAAGTGGAACAGGCTTACTGGAGGGATGACCGTAGCCGTCCTCCTTGCTGTTCTTGATGCGGTCGAACTCAAATACAGTTTTCTGCTTCTGGTCGCCGTACCAGATATGCTTACCATCCTTACGCCAGCCCCAGATAATCGGCTCGTGTATGTACTTCCAGTCAGTACGTGTGAGAACAAGTCTGTCCTTCTTCCAGACAAGTCCAGCTCCGACTTTGAATCCTGCATCTTCGTAAGCATCATGAAATACACGAGCTTTGGAAGTGGCATAAAACACATAAATACTCGCATCTTTCGCCATAGATTCGTGGAATCTCTCAAATGCAGATTTAAGAAACTCATAGCCCTTTTCATCATCAAGGTCGTCGTTCTTGATTTTGCCCGATGTACTTTCGAGATTGACAAGGTACGGCGGATCGGTGCAGACAAGGTTCACCTTGGTGTCGCCGAGCAGAGTCTCATATGTTTCCGGTAACGTAGAGTCACCGCAGATAACAGTGTGCCTGCCAAGATGCCAGACGTCGCCGGACTTCGATTTACACGGCTTTTCCAGTTCCGCATCAACGTTGAAGTCATCTTCCTTCGCCTCATCGCTGTCAACGGCAAAGAGGTCTGCGATTTCCGATTCATCAAAACCGGTAAGACCAAGGTCAAACCCAAGATTCTGCAACTCTTCCATTTCAACAGCGAGAAGTTCGTCATCCCAGCCTGCATCAAGAGCCATGCGGTTATCGGCAAGGATATATGCCTTCTTCTGTGCCTCTGTAAGGTGGTCAGCATATACACAAGGCACTTCGGAAATACCCTCTGCCTTTGCAGCTTCGATTCTGCCGTGACCTGCGATAATATTGTAATCCTTGTCAATGATAACCGGATTTACAAAGCCAAACTCACGGAGGGAAGAGCGGAGTTTCAGAATCTGCTCCTTGTTATGAGTACGAGCATTATTGGCGTAAGGAATCAGCTTATTTACATCGACAAGCTGAAATTCAGTAGTCGTTCTATTCATCAGTTACCCCTCCTACGTAAAATCTTATGCAGTCCTTTTCGTGCGTCGTTGACATTGCCTTTTACAGCCTGTCCTTTAATCGTGTTGTACTGCTGTTTTGTAAGATGTTGGCGGTTATGCTTCAAATCTCGCCAAAATTGTGTATCTGCTTTCATGTGTCCTCACTTTCTGCTTCTGAGCAACTGTTCCATCATATCAACTTCGCCTGAGAGTGTAACTTCTTCTGAACAGTTCTCACGGACAATCTGGTAAATCTGTGCCCATATCTGCTGAGCCTGTTTCATAAAGCTCTGACTCATTGCAACAAACGGACTTTGTATCGGAGATGTGGGACATGTGGGATGCTTTCCCAGCAATCCGTAAGAACTGATAGCCTCCTCACACTGAATCCAACGTGCAACAGACATAGCGTACTGTTCAATCACCGCAGGTGAAACAAGTCGCTCACACTTGAAGCCTTTCAGCCACAACCATGTATCCTTGTAGATTTTATCCGCACCCAGTGGCTTCCCGTTCTTCTGATTTGCAGAAAGAATTTCACTTGGCTTTGGCATATCTTCACCAAGAAGGTCAGGCAAATCATCAGGAATCTTAATTTGTGTTAATGCTCTGCCACCCGGATTCCCGGCAGCAATTTTTTCTGAAAGAGCTTTTTTAGGTCGCCCTGCACCCGGTCTTGCACCACCTCGATTTGTGCCATCTCTCGCCATGTTTTCACCTCCTGCAAAATTCAAACAAAAAATCAATCGGACATAAAAATATCCCGATTGTGACATCGGGATTGTAAATAATATTGGGAATCTTTGAATTAGGGCATATACCCCCTTAGTTTTCGCTTGTTTAGTGCGTAACGGGGCGCACCGGTCAATCTTTTAACCAACTGTAGAGATTTTTATACCCCCGGTTCCACGAATTCAAACAAAAAGCACCTGTCATTTTCATGACAGGTGCTTGCATTTATTCTACATCGTTTCTGATATAGAATGTGCTACGTCCTGTTCCATGTTTCCGTAGCAGTCCTTTTTCCACAAGTTGCTTGATCGAACTCTCTACGGATGCCTTGCTGAGTGTCGGACAAAGTTCCATGATCTCGCTCTTGGTAAACTTGCCAATCTTGTTGTACGCTGCCCGACGCACCATTTCTATCGCTGGCAACTTTTCATCAACCAGCGTGACACGTTCCTCGAAGTCACGGTAGGCAGCCAGAATGGTCTGCAACAGGTATTTGATAAACGGTGTGGGGTTTTCTGTATGCTCCGCCCAGCCCTTTTGACACTGTTCCAAAGCATCATAGTAAAGGTTTTTGTTCTTTGCAATCTTGCTTTCAAGGGAGATATATCTGCCAATCACATAACCGCTGCGGTACAGCAGCAATGTTGTAAGCAGTCGGCTCATTCTGCCGTTGCCGTCATTGAACGGATGAATGCAGAGAAAATCGTGAATGAACACCGGTATCAGCAGCAAAGCGTCAATCTCCTGCGTGTCAATCATGCGATTATAACTCTTACAGATTGCGTCAATTGCCGTCGGCGTTTCATATGGCGCAAGCGGTGTAAACAGCACAAACTCGTGTCCATCTGCGTCCGTTGCACTGATATAATTCTGGGTGTTCTTGAAAGTTCCGCCGATATTTTTATGGGAATATTTATACAAGTCACGATGCAATTGCAGAATATAGTTTGATGTGATAGGAATATATTCAAAATTCTCGTGAATCGTATTCAGGACATCACGATACCCCATGATTTCTTCCTCGTCTCGATTACGAGGGGTTGTTTTATCCTTCACCAATTGCAGCAGTCGGGTGTTCGTTGTACGGATTCCCTCAATCTCATTGGAAGCCTCCGTGCTTTGTACCTTTGCTATCTCGATCAGACGGTCAAGACTTGCAGGTTTCTGCTTCAGGAACAATTCCTGTCGTCCCTTGTATTCATGAATTTGTGCAACAAGTCCCAGAATTTCATTGTCCCAAGACCGACTTGCAAGTCCACGATAATCAAAGTTTCTCATACGCCCACACTCCTTTCTCCTAATTATATTTGATTTTAGGAGAAAAGTCAAGCGGTTAGGCGAACTTTTTCCTAAAAGATATTATATGTTAGGAGAAAGAGATGATTCAGTAGGAGTAAATAGGGTTCTTGTCTTCTGTCCATGTTTTCTTGTCGTGGCAGGGCTTACATAACGCCTGATAGTTATTCTCATCCCACATGAGTTTCTCATCTCCGCGATGTGGTTTGACATGGTCAACCACGGTTGCCTGAACATACCGACCTTCCTGCATACACTTCACACAAAG